GAGAACGAGCAGGACCGACAACAGCCGCAGATGTTCCCTGCGCCCAATTATATGCCTTTACTGGACCTGCCATGTTAAGCTCCTATCACGCTAAGTTGTTGTTTTGAGCGTATAGAATAGTAAAACGAACCAAACCCGCATTTGTTGCTGCTGAAGCAGTTACAGTCAAACGAATATCTGCTGTTCCTGTATCTTGCCAAGCGAGTGCAGCGCCAGCTTGTGTCGTTGGATACTTACGACCTGCATCTGTACCACTTGCAAAAGTGTTAAGGATTGTTGCCGCACCGCCAACAGTATCACCAACACTCAAGTTAGTTGTAGCATTAGCAGCAGTAATTATATCAATTACACAGTCAATAATCTGAGAATTTGCAGGAATAACAACGTCAGTAACAGACGCGGCTAAAGCTCCACCAGATAAATCTGCCGAAAAGGTTTGAGACATTACAACTTGACCGACATTCGCAATATCGGAGCCAAGAGTTGTACCTGTAGTATTTTTGATGGTTCCAGCCTTAATCGGACCAGAAAAAGTAGTATTACCCATGTCAATCTCCTGTCTGGGTTAAGTCAGCCACAGAATGCGGCTGTCAGGGATGAAATCACAATAACACAATCAATAAAAAAAGAAAGGGGCCACCGAAGTAGCCCCTAGTTACAGGGAGGAAGGCATAAAACGCCCACCTCATCTATAACATATGTTACGCTCCGGGTGAACCGAAAACACAACGTGGGTCTGAGAACCCAAAGCTGTAACGCTCACGCGCTTTAAAGCGCATGTTGCCTGTGTCGAAGTCAGCTTCCATGTTTGTTCTCATTGGAGAACGCTCAAAGTGCTTAAATCCGTTAGGCGCGTCAGTTTTGATGAAGAACGCATCAGGGTCTGTCAAGAAGTGGTTAACAGTGTAACCCTCTGGAAGCATCCCCATGTTGCGAATTGCGTTAATATCATTATCGGCTGTGCCAACACGCAATGTTGATTCCAACAAACGATCTGCAACGAATTGCAGTTGTGGTGGAATAACCATTTTTGTGCCGCGCAGAGCAATAATCATATTACGCTCATCTACGAAGGTTGAGATATCAATCAACGCATTTTCCAACGAAGTTTCGTTGAGGTCAGCCGCTGTTGATGGCTCGTTGCGGAAAGTACCGCCACCTGAAAGTGGGTGCGCAGTTGAGCAAAGCTCAACACCGTCACCACCAGAGAAGTTAGCATTAAACGCGTTGTTTAATACTGACGCCGCTTTAACCTGCTTAGTGTGTGCCATAGAACGCGCAAGCGCCTTCGTATAACGAGCACCAAGACGGTCATACAGGTTGTCTTCGATTGCTTCTTCGGTCAATGCGAATGCGAGAGCAACTGTTTCGTGTGAATAACGAGCAGTGTACGCTTCATTTGCATTGTCGAACTCTACACCAGAACCTTCGGATTTTGTGGGAGCATTCCCAAATCCGACGAGCATAACTTCCTCTTCAAATGCACGATCTGAAGATTCAGTGTCGAATATTTCCGCATGTTGATTTTCATAGCGGTCATATTCCATGCCGAACAGAGCGTTAAGACCCGGTTCTAGCTCCTTAACGAGTTGTGAACGTGAAATAGCCATAACTCAGTCTCCTTATGCTAGACCCGCAGTGCCAGCACTGAACAGGTGGTTGTTGATTTTTACGATCACATTAGTGTTCGCGGTGGCTACATCGCTATTCTCAGGGTCCTGAGAAATGTCGATTGCTTTGAGTGGCAATGTTGCAGTCGTCGCACCCGTTGTGACATCTAGCTCAGTGCGAGAATTACCACTTACGGTACTTCCTGCCGTTGCATCAACAATGTCGAAATTGCCAAACAAATCAGCTACAGGGAATGCAGCGTCAGCTTGGATTTCAAAGGTTGCACTTGGGTCATCAATGACATTTGCGAAAATATCTGTCCCAGTTGCACTTGCAGGCCAATAGTTTGAATAGATAATATCACCACTAGCATCTACATATGAACAGCCGTTAAATACGCCCAGAATCAAGGCAGTACCACCAGCAGGGGCACGAGTGATTGTTCCGTCAGTGGCGACAAGTACTAAGTCACCTTGGAAAATACTTGTGCTATACCCGGAGGCAATACGATAGCGATTCTGTCTCTGCGAGCTTGTGCTCGTTTTGATTGGGCGAAGGCCGAAAGCAGCGTCTTGATTAGACATCTTTACTCTCCTTCAGAGTTTCCGCGTCCCTTCATTCCAAAGGATACGGAAGATTTACGTTGCGGAGCAAGTTTTGGCATGGCTGAATTGTTTTCACGCATCCAGTCACGATCCACTGCATCCAGTTGATTTTGAGAAACACCTTGATAGTGTTTATTCCGCTGATCAGCCATTTCGACAGGGATACGAGCGAGAACAAGACCACCAACACCAATGGTGCCAGCGTTACGTCCCTCATCTACTACAGGCCCTACATAATCGGGATACTCTTCAGCGCGAACGAGGTCCCAGCCTTCTTGCCGTTTCTTATGTACGTTAGTCTTATCGTCGAATTCCATTACAGATTCGCGTATCCAACGGTGTTTATAACCGAGAGGAGGTTCTGGAGCTTCCAAGGCAGAACCGGGTCGCCATTCCATTGAACGCTCTGAGCGTTCCCGCGTGTTTGATTCGCGTGGTGTCCTGTTTGCCATGTTATTGACTCCGATTTTCTAATTTTGCGACTTCTTTTGCGTATTTGTCGAGGGGAATCCTCATCTTCTTCGCAAATGCCACTTGACCCGGTGTTAATTCCACCGCCTTTTTCCGCCCTGACTTTACTGACCGTCCGTTACCAGACGCAGGAGCAACGGTCTGAGCGTTGGACCGTTTCCCCTGAAACTTGTTAGGCATTTCTCTACGCATACGAGAGTCGATTTCTTTGTAGTAATCATCGCTCGTAGGATCGAAATCCTCTTCTAATACCAATTGTTCATGAATAGCTTGGGCTGCTCGCGTCATAAGTCGATCTTGTCCAAACCATTGATTTTTGCCCAACCACTTCTCCAGCTTGGGATCAGGAGCCGCTTGTCGTTGCGGGACCTGCTGCTGTGGAGGGGCCGCTTGTGGTTGAGCTTGTTGTTGTTTAGCTACTTGCTGTTGCCGCACTATTTTGGCTTTTTGAACACGAACACGCTCTTGAGCAATGGCAATCTTGGAGATTGCTTGCTGCGCATTCGCTACTTTTTCATAATCACCCGCTTCATACGCTTCTGCCATAGCTTTCTTGGCTTGGGCTTCTTGAGCTTTCAAACGACCTTCGGCTTCAGTGTTGTAGCCTTGGTTCATTTTTTCAAGTCGCTGACGCATAACAGCGTTTTCTTGCTGCATTTGCTGCGCGTACTGAACCGCGGCTTGCGCCTCTTCAGCAGCTTGCTTACGTTTTGCGGTTAATTGATTGATTCGACGCTGAACGGAATCACTGTAATTTTCTAATTCGTCATCACCAGATGATTTTTCCCGAACATTTGTTCGGGTTGTCTCATCATCGTCAGATGAAACTTCAATAACCTGATCGTCTTGATCATCATCAAGTTCGACTGAGGTATTGCTCTCAAGCTCCTCGTTTTCACGAATGTCTTCAGACATAGCCATTTTCCTTGCTCTCCATTACCTTATACATACGAAATGTCCTTCGGGTCAAGAATCGTAGCAATAATGTTATCGTCATTTATGATACGAACCTCAAGTCCCTCCACTTTGAACCTATTTCCGCTATATCTTCCTATAAGAACCCAATCTTTTTCATTACACCAAGGACCATTTGGGAACTTCTGGGTGTCCATATAGGCATCGGGGCCTAGTTTCACGACATAAGCTGCTACCGTAGCAAAAGATTCACGCTCACGAACCTGATCAGGAACGATAATACCGCCTTTTGTCTTTTCACTAGGGTAATAAGGGATGATAAGAACGCGATAGCCCGTAGGCTGTGGCAGTCTTTCAAGTGAAGAAGACTCCATCTTAGATGGATCGTCTTCGTTTTTGTTTTCCGCGCCTTTGCCGAACGCGTTTTCGATAGGCTTGGGCATTGCCCCTGCACCTTTTATGGCCTTTTCCGCTGCTTTAGCAACGTGCTCTGGCACAAATAACTTTTTAGTCATCTGCGTATTCTATACCTTTCATCGCGGTCCTCAATTCGTCTTCGACGTAGGCCATGCCGCGTATTTCACCTACTAAATACCGATACTCATCAAAAGTTTGTATCGAACCATCCGCGAGCTTGTCTTTAAGACGCACACTGCGCTCGCGTATGCTTTTGTATAAATAATCTGCAAGATGTATTGCGTCCATACAGCATATAGTATGCGATTATGCGGGAAACACAAGTACAATTACCACAAAATCAGAAAACACCTCGGAACTTCTGGGGTCTGGATAATTTGCTGTACCTAGAAACTATTCCACCCTTAGCTTTTTTTACTGGCTTTTTTCTTGACGGGGGCTTTTTTCTTTTTTTGGACTGGCTCAACGCTATCGCTACTGCTTGCTTTTGCGGATACCCCTCCGACACTAGCTTCGACACGTTTTGGCTGATTGTCTGCTGGCTTGACCCCTGCTTCAACGGCATTAGCGTTCCTCCGCGCAACTTTCTTGGCTTTCTCCTGTTCAGCCATCTTTTCTCTTATAGACGATGCCATGTTACTGACCTTTCTCTCTAGCGTTTAACGCAGCTATATCCCTCTGCGTTTGAATGCGCTCTTCTGCAACCCTAGTCTTGTCAGCCAATGCAGCTTCAGAAACATCAATTCTTTGCTGCGCGGTCAAAACGTCATTGCGTTCCTTTTCACGATCAAATTCTTGCTTTGTTTCAAACTCAGATTGCTTGCGCTGTAAGTCAGCAGCTTTTAACTGAAGCTCCTGATTTCGGATATCCACAAGTGGATCAGATTGTGGCGGGGGAGCTACCGCTTGCGCC